ATCAATAATGTTGATATATGTCCGTGAGGGCGGATCACTCGCATCTCCCTCATTCCCATAATCAACAGCAATGGAAGTCCAAAGAAGATCACTTTCAATCGTTATACCAGAACCAGATTCTAAGGTAAACTGGCTAGCAAAACGTGTAGTGATAATTGGTTGAACGGTTGCCATTACGCGGATAGTGTTAGTGTATTACTCTTACTGTTACTTCCAACAGCACGAATCTCAACTGTCTCTAAAATCTCTAAATCTATTGTATCCATCGTGATATCTTTTGAACTCTCACCAGATGCAAAGTGCACGAGATGATCTGGGTCATTTTGAAACTGGCAGCGCGAGGAATCAATCGCTTGTATTACTACGACAGCACCATTAGCGTCAGCGGGTGTAACTAAGATAACAGTTACTATAACCGAATCACCGCTTGCAATTGGATCTGAAGCAAAAGAAACAGAAAGAATCTCCCCCAAGCTTTCTCCATCGAAAGAAGTTCCATTAAACACTCTAGGGTCATCCACACGCAAAGCCAAGCTAGAACCTGGGCCAGAAAGAAAGACATTTGCTTGAAACTCCGTCACTGTGAGCAGTATCAACAATTTCAAGATTGATGTTACGATATGGCATGATTGCATCCCACATTTGACCAATACATGGGGCAGGACTCTTCAAGTCATTTGGATTACATGCAACCCAGGGTTCCCAGATTTGCGCGGCCCCGCCTAACCAAGAGATCCCATTAGGATACCCTACATTAAATGGCATTGATTCACTAATGTTATTCATAATAAGTGGACCACCATCACCTCCATCACCCACTGGACCTACAATATTTACATTTGTAAAATTTCCCTCCAATTCAATTGCAAAATTACCAACTAGATTTGATACATCTCGTAGTTTTGTTCCGAAAGGACTACCCGCAAAAATGGTAGCCTTTGTGATATTTCGTGCAGATTCAGATTCACCCTCAAGCGTTTTTAATTTCAGGGCACCAGCAAAAAGTTTTCCTTCCTGTGTACTAGCATTCAAATCAGGTTGGTCTAGCAATGCCTGAAATTCATTTACAAAACATCGAATATCTTCTGTTCCATTTAAAACAGCTACTTCTACTGATGTACCTTCTTCATCTTCAGCAATAAATGATGGATGGTCACTACCAGTTCCACCAACAGGCCAACCCCCGAGTCTAGAATAAATAAAAATTCTTCTATCAATAGAAGCAACTTTTACTTTTTCTGACGTGACATACAATTCTATCTTATTTCCAGATTCCAGTGAGTCTTGGCTTCTTGCAATAAATCCACCACCACGCGGAGCTTCACCAATTGTGGATGTTCCTAATGCGTTACCAAAAGTGATACGCGCAGAACAAGTATTTCCACCAACAAGTTCAATCTGAGAAATAACATCACCTAATCCATCTGTCTCTGTTTTTATTACAGTCGCAATAATACCCAGAGAAGCATACATTATTGTAAGACCTTGAATAGCAGCAGCATGAACTTCTGATCTAGTTGGACTAGCTGGAATAGCTATAGTCGGAGAAAATCCAGCATCTAGTAGAGCTTGAGGACAACCACCAGTACAACAATTTGTTACATCATCAATTACAACAGGTTGAAAAGCTGGAGCAGACGCACCATCAAAATCAAAGGAATAAATACTAGCACTACCTGGCCCTGAGGCACAAAAGGAGATAACAAATGCAAAACTGTCAGTCTTAATTTTTATAACCGCACCAACATCTTCTATATCCCAATTCGCTTGAGCAAAAATACCACGCAGTTTGGCCACACCTGATACTACATTTTCACAAGTATCTCCGGATGCTTCTAACAACCCGTAAACATGTCCAACATCTGCGTAAGTGCTCATAAGACAGAAAGTCCTGAATTCAGAAACATTGTTGTAGCTTGATTATCATTTGTAGGATTGCGCGTACCATCAAAGTAAACCCACCTACGTTCAGCAAATGGATCTATAACTGTTCCATCAGTAAATCCTTCTGACAAAATCAATGCATCCCAAAAGAAACCATTTATAGTTGCAGTTGTTTCTCCGGGCAGAGTCCATATCGCAGTAGCAGGTAGCATAAAAGCGCTCCATTTAGTTGGATCACTCATATCTAAATCTAAACCACGATTCCAAATTCGTCGGCCAGAAGTGATAAACTCTTCTCTACCACTCCTAACTGTCATAAAACGCAAAAGATCCCTATCTCCCTTTTGTGTAATATGACTGGTTCCGGCATCAAACTTTGTACGATACACACTCCAATCTTTTCCGCCTCCATCACCGCCAAATGATCCAGTATCTCTTCTAAATCTACTACTACCAACCGCCATATGTATAACACCAAACCTTTGTTGAAGTGCTTTAGGTACATTTACTACAGACGCAACAAGCATCCTATCTGGCGCGCTACTTACACTTCCTATATTAGACCCCCAATAAGCAAACTGATATCGGTTACAATGAAAATTGAAATCACCAACATCAGCGTAACGAAGACGAAACTGTTCTGAAGAAATAGTCGTGTCAGTAAGAAATTCAGTTGTTCCATTGTGATCTACTCCTAATCCTAGAACAAGAAAGTTTGAATTTTGTCCATTGTCAATCTGTAAGACTAACTTATTTCCTACATACCAACTCGGAACATTATTGTCATCATACCAAGGACTCTGTTGTGATCTCAGTTTATACCCAGTACCAAATGCCTGCGCGGTTGGTCCTTCGATAATGGTCCATCCAACTGATAGCAGATTATCAACCAGCAGCGTTGTGATAGAATCTTGATTAATTGCAGCCGAGAGTAGTTTTTCATATTTCTTAAACCCCACTCCGGAGAACGCAACTAAATCTGTTACTTTAGTTGACACGTAATGCAAGAAATGTATACAGGCCGACTGCATTATTGACAGCTGTAATGTCAAAAGTAAAGTAGTCGAGACCAGCTACATTTCTGTTCTCCTTAAAATCGGTAATGAATCCCCAGTTAGATCCACTAGAAACAGTTAGAAGAGACCCATCGAACAAATCGTCACTTGTTCCCTCTTCTTCATTGAAGTGATTCCATCTCATTGTAAAATCGCCACCACTAGGAGCAGTGTCTAAACGAGCCCCGCAAAAAACGGGTACGCCAAATTGCTCGCGTGGCATATAAACTACGGGCTGTGGAGAACTGATATCATCGCCAACAGCAGGACTACCGAGAGACAAATCAATAATGACAACACCTGGAAATAATTGTTGTGTCGCTTCGGTTGCTTGGATTGCATTAAGTTCTCTCCGTGTTACATAGTCAGCTGGGTCTGTACTATCTCCGGCATTGATAATACGCCGACCGGTGAGATCAATATTCTGCGAACGTAGACGATCCATCTCTGTACGCAAAAGACTAATCTCACGGCCAGCATCTTCTAAGGTTCTCACATTCATGGCAGAACTGGAAAGCTCAAAAGAGACCACGCAAATAATGCAGGTTGTATCTTTTGAAAACACAAACAAGCATCACCTAAAATCGTAATATCGTTCTGGCTCTTACAAATAACCGTACAATCCAATGACGCAGATGGCCCGGACGGAAAGATTACAGTTGTGACGATATTTACCGTTCCTTGTTCGATAACTGTAGCATCAAAATCTACCCGGTACACTTTATCACTAGTAGCAATCCTGGTTTCTAACTGGAGTTGCGTATCAAAAATCTGAACGCTCCCAGTTGTACTCACAGCTACAAATTTGACTTGACCAAAAGCCAAAGATGAAAAGATAAGAATTGAAAGTAGTAGTTTCATTAGCCTAACCTCTGTTGCTCCATTTCAGTTTGTTGTCCAGATTGTGCGTGCCAGATATCAACATAGTGTCGATGAAACGCATCATCTGATTTGAAGGTAATCCGAAAAACTGTCCCACGAACTCCTTTAATCATCGGAACATCGTAGTCAATTTCTTTATTAGCTGTCGTAACTATGGTTCCATTGTCTAATTCAACATCCTTATCATAGATACGCCAGACAAGTGATGTACCAGTTGCAACCATCCGAATACGAAAACGGCGTAACCAAGTGGCGCGTGGATATTCTGCTGGACCAACCTGGTCAAACTTCTTAGATACAGGTAGAACCTCCACAACTTCAGGCGTTTCAAAGGAATAGAACTCAAATGGATCTCCTGCGGATTCTAGAGTTCCGCCAATATCAATACCAAATGCGTCTTCTTCGATATGATGTAGTACAGTTCTCTTTTCAGTCGTATTAAAAACTGAAGATGGAAATGCTACTCCATCAATAAAGGGGGTGTATGTTACATCATTTCCTCTCGTATTGATCACAAGTGGAATAGTACGCACACGTTTTCTTGCAGCTACTCCGTAGTTTGTTGGGGGGATGACAATGAATTTGGCTGGTCCAGGGACTTTTTCGGTAACTGTGTCATCGAAGTTGATTCCATAGAATTCGAATGGAAGAGCTGACTCTCCTTCCACCGTTTCAAGATTCCCGCCAATGTCATGTCCAATTGTTTCGCTACGGAAATAATGGATGACTGTTGATTCGGTGGTAGTGTTAAAAACAGTTGTTTCAGATTGTGCAACTCCATCGACATACGGCGTAAACCTAACCGAATGTCCACGAGTGTTGAGGAAGAGGGCGAATGCGTGGAATCGTTTGCGTGAGTCTGTGTCAAGATTTGTCCTCGGGATTCTGAAGAATTTAGTTGGTTCTGGAAGTAGTTCAAGTCTTTCTGGTTTAAGAAGATCATAAAACTCAAACGGCTCATCCGTAAGAGCAATGATCTCATAACACAGATCAACAAAAACTTTATCCACAAGATAGTAGTAAGAGAAAGTTTCCTTCCGATTACCACTGAATGTTTTTGGGCCTTGTCTAACTCCATCTAGTATAGGCTCAAAAGAAATGGAACCGCCGCGAGGATTTAAGACAAAAGAATTTCGGCTAAATCGTTTCCTTGCCGCGGTCCCAAAGTCGGTACAGGCAAAAATGAATTTCGCAGGTGCAGGTAACGCTTCAGTAACCGTTTCATCTGCATCCCAATCATAAAATTCAAATTGCTGTTCTGTTAGTCCATCAAGAATTCCACCTAGATCCGTTCCCACGACTTCGTTCTTAACAAAGTAGATATAAGTTTCTTTTCTATTGGTGTTAATAGTCTCACTTGGTAACGAGGTGGAATCGACCAATGGCGTAAATCGCACATCCTGTCCCCTCGTATCAATAACAAGGGCAATTCGTACAAATCGTTTTCTCGAAGGAGTGCCCAGATTAGTGAAAGGAATGCGGAACCAACGTGCAAGGTCAGGAAGAACTTCAGTATGGCGAGGGTTAAGAAGTTCATAGAATTCAACTACTCCATTTCCTTCAACTTGAATGTCGATTCCCATTTCATGCCCAATCGTTTCATCACGAAAGGCAATACTATAGAAATCCTTAACAGAACTATTTCCATTGAAGGCTTCCACGGTTTGTAACACTCCATCTAGAACGGGAGTTACAATGAAGTTATTTCCTCTGGCGTCAAGACTGAATGGTAGATCGTAGAATCTCTTACGTCCTGCAACCTTAAATGCAGTGGGAGGAACCCGTAGGTAGTTAATTTGCTCAGGGCGGGGCTCAAAGACAATATTCCAGTAGTAGAATTTGAAGTCGTGCAATCCCGCAGTAGATACAATTTTGAGCGAGTAGGACTGTCCAAGATTGGCATTTGTTTCACTCAGATTGATATTAACAATGCTAGGGCCATTGAACTGATAATCACCAAGAGTAATGTAGTTATCATCCCCATTACTCGCAATCGAAACAGTAACGATCTCGTCATTTGAATCTGCATATAGTTTTAACACCATCAAATCTTTACGATTATTCGGCGCGCCTCCATCTAAGTACGAAGTCCTCAATTCAAACGTCTGGCGATTTGGCTCCACGTCCAAGATATCACCGACATCAATTTGGCGAATAAATTCATCGCCCCCATCTCCAAAAACTCCAAGAATGGTATCATCTTCCTCCGTAAACAAATCTACAGGATTGAGAAAATAAGGATACCAATAACGCTTGATAAAATCGTACACGTAACAACGGCGAGTAAGACCGTCTGATAATGTGACTGAGGTAAAGAGTTTGTCCTTTCGTACCGCCGCGCTATAATTGACAGTATTATCACTACCAATAAGTACGCTAGCAATACCGTGCCTAGCTTCATCATCATAGAGTAGTCTAGTATGTCCAACAAGACTTGCATTTTGTGCTCCACCTAAAATTCTCCATCCAGACCCCGACATATAGATAACTGAGTTATCGTACACAGCATGTGCGTCAGAAATAGGAGCCTGTTTAACACCTAGAGGACGAATGATAAAATCAATTGTACCATCCGGTTGCGTAGTTCCTGTACCTGCAATCTCATAGATATCAAGAGTCGTACCTACAAGCACAGAACTATTACTTACTTTAGTGATCCAAAGATTCTTTTCCGAATCTTCTCCACTAGTGTCCAAAGTAAAACGAGAATCCACCGCATCAGGATTATTGCGATCTCCCACGAATATAAAATCACTAGTGATATAAATCGACCTAGTAAAGTAATTCGTTTCCATATCAACAACAAAATCTGCCACAGGGATGAGAAAAAGATTCGGGGTTCTATTCTCAACTGTACTCCCAGTGATTCCTGTTAAAGCAGAAAGATCAGATACGTTGTCTTTGAATTGAGATAAGTCTGTACGAATCGCAACCAAAGTATAAGACAGACCTAGACCTACATTCTTCCTGTAGATATAAATCTTGTCTACTTCGTCAGGATCATTAGCAATCCCGAAAGTACCAGGATCATCAGGAGTAACCATAACAAACTGATGGTCAGCTGTGATAGTATCTGTGTCAAGACTCGCGGGCGATATGGCTTCATATTTACCTCCTGCCCAAACATTCACTTGAAGATACTGATATTTTCCGTTAAGAACTCCCTGTCCTCCCTCAATCTTAAACTCACCAAGTGCAACTTCTTGTGTTACGGAATTTTCAATGATGATCCGCAAAGACCTAACATTGGACCAATCAAGATCCGCATCAGGCCCAATTTTGACGTAATCAGATCGAGCAGCTTCGAGACCACTCCACTGGTTAATACCTTTATTAATGAGTTCAAACTCTTTTGTAAAGTCCCACTCATGATAGAAGTAATTGTCAACATGTTCGTCAGTTCCTGGAATATCTTCTAGGAGAAATTCAACACGTACACGCTGCACACGAGTGCTATCCCGAGGATGAAACCAAAGAGTAAACTGATCGTCTTCTGAAAAAGTTCCTGTAACTCCATTTTCCACCGCCGTTAGGTCAATTGGTGTAGCTTCAGTTACTACGATTCTAAAGGTTTCTGTGTCAGCTTTAACAGCCGTGCGTAATTGATTCTTACTAACCTCAGTTCCTTCTTCTACAGAAAGAGTTTGACGGTCAGGAATAATGTCAAGTACGTGTTGCTGACTTACAAGAAGAGTTGGAACCCCTGGAGTTTGCACTCCAAGATTACGAATTGTTATACCGTCATCTTTTTTCTTTTGCTGCCCGGAACAAATGATGACTTGTCCAACTGTAGCACCATAAGCTGTAAGCGTTTGGCCTCCCGATAATACTGTTGTTCCAAATGTACCAACTTCACCAACATCTTTGACAACGACATTAGCGCCGAACAAAACAGAGCTGAGGCCAACATACCGATGCTTCGTGCCACTAAGCGTTTTAGAATACAAAGTAAGCGGTGTAGAAGCAAATTGGTCAGATACTTTAAGTGTACCTCTAGTAAGAGAAACATTTCCTTCCTCGTCAAGGTTCAGATTATCCATACGCACAAGACCGTTAGCACGACCACGCGTTGCATCGTCAGAAGGAATCCAACCTAGTTCAAAACTTTCGCTACCTAATTGAGACATTATGAAAGTAACACTCCTACTCCATCAGCCCAATTGTCTAAACTTTCTTGTATCTCTCCTGCACTTAATGGAAAGACTGGTTTAGATATAGTAAAGTCACCTGGAAGACGTGCGTGTCTCCTTCCTGCAAACGAAAGCATTTCCAGATCAAGATGCTGTTTGGTACTATAATATTTATGTTTCATACGAGAAACTTTCAACTTATAGAATTCAAACTGACCTTGCCAATATTGTCCTAACTGTAGATTTTGTCCATCACCTTCTTTTGAAAACGCACGCCATAAAACATACGCTTTAACTAGTGGGCGTGTACAGTAATCCGGAATCTGAAAATGGTCTACATCTCTATCTGGAGTTGTAAACCCACTAACAAGAAATCCGTTCTGTACATTCGCGCCAAACAATCCAGTTGTAATTTCTGCAATGCTCTCATTAGGAATCTTGATAAGACGCAGTGTTTGTATTCCATCATTTGAGACTGTATAATGTTTTGGTTCATTTTGTTCTGTACGGAAATTTTCAAACTGTGCATGTGGTTCCATCCCAATCAGCGGCGTTAAAGGTTTTCCTTTCCATAAGACCGAAGTGATATTAAGCAACCTACTAGGCAAAGTATAGGTAGCAGTGCCTGAAGTAATAGTGAGACTAAAACGCTCCCAACGCAGGTATTCTTTAACAATAAGAGCTTCTTCAGCATCTTTCATCCACCTTACTAATTGGTCATTGGTCCAGATCATGAAACACCATCATTCCAGTTTCCTAACTGATCACCAAGACCAATATGAATTTCTTTGATTCTATCTTCAGGATCATTAAGATAACGACGAAGATATGGAATCATCTCTGCTCTTTTATTCGAGGCCAAACGGCTGATTGTTTCAGCTAAAACCTCATCAGCCCAATTATCCATATCCGAAGATACAGACTGCGTGAGTTGCGCGAGAAGATTTGCAACAAGTTCATCAGACCAGTTGTCTAAACTTTGGGCAATGTTAACTAGAATTTGCGCAACAATCTTAACATCATCTTTCCAGAAATCAAGATTACTTGCAACACGAACTTGCCATTCAGAACTGAGTGTAACTCCATCACCCCAGTTATCTAAAGAGTCTGATAAAGACGGATTCTGTAATCCAATAAAGGTAAGCGCCACAGCATCAGTCTGTGTCATTGAATCAGAAAGATCCGCACCAACTGAATAGAGTGGGTGTAAAGAATCCTTCCAGAAGTTCAAATCATCAGAGATTACAAGCGCGCCCTGAGAAAGTAAAGAAACAGCATCATCCCAATTGGCAATTGAGTCTGTAAAGTTAAGTGCAGGGTTCGCTCCAGTATCTACACTATCTGCCCACGCATTAAGATCATCGGATAGTTCTGCAGCTGTTCCACTAATATCTGGTGGATCAACTGCATCCAGCCAACTATCTAAATCATCCCCAGTAAGATCCTGGGTTAAAACAACGATAAGTTGCACACCAAGAGCATCCGCCCAAGCATCAAGATCATCAGCAGCAACAAAACTTTGCTCACCAAGAACATTAAGTGTAAGTCCATCTGCCCAACTATCTAAATCATCGCCAGTAATTTCTTGTGTTAGTGGTGTAGAAGATAGCTCTGAATAGATTACAAATGCACCAGCAGTAGCGACCTGAGCGTGCCCACTCTCAGTATAAACTGCAAAGGCTCCAGCTGTATGCACTCTAGACATTATACACTTCTTTCCTTTCTTATCTTTTTTCTTCTTACACTTGTCCTTTTTTGCAATCTTACACGCTCAACTCATACCCACATTCCATAGCATTAACTTCAGTAGGAGTCCATGCGCTAGCAGTAGAAGGATTAACCTCAGTAACATGGTATGCCATTTGCATTTGTATATTGATATAAGAAATATCTGCTCCAGCACTTTCAGAAGCAGAATGTCTTACAACTGTATTTACTTGTGCTGCTCCTGCCGACGTATTCTCTCCAAATGCAAATGGAATTACAGCAGCGATTGTATCCGCATCAACAGAAACCGATGCCATTGTATGGGTATCTTTGTGTGTATTGGTTGTAGATTCGTTATAGACAGACTGACTAATAGGTTCATCATCTACAGCTGCCCAATTTGTTCCAGATAAAGGCGTCCAATCCGAAGCATTTCCAGCTCCATCAGGAGATAGAATATCAACAACAAGATGATCTGAAGGAATTGCATTATTAACAGAACCAGAATCATCCATCAACACACATTCAACCCACCCAGGCTGCCCACTGTTAAATCCATCCATTTCAATACCGTCAATAATTCCGGATGCACCACCATTATTAGTATCAAGTCCAGAAAGATTAATCCACTCATTTCCATTAGTTCCATTTTCATATACTTGTATGATACCAACAGTATCACTAATAGTAACGAGAATAGAAACATTAAAAAAGGTATCTTCAGGAATTTGTTGTGAAGACGTACCAAGAAGAGTAGTTTTATCTCCTCGATACACCTTCACAAATCCACTCGCATCAGAATAGAGACTAAAATGAACAGTAGCACCTTCTAAGAATGAACAGAGCTTTCTATCTCCAATACTGGACTGATAAACCATACCAACAAGAATAATGGTTGTAGCAGCAGCAGGAAATGTAGGAACATTGGTTACACTCCAAATCTCGTCTGAAGTTGGGTACGTTCTTCCAACCGTAGCAGAACTAATTGGAGTAATACCAAAACATTCACTAGAAAAAGTATCTCCAGTATTACCAAAGATGTCCCAGTTCATTGCAAAGAAGATAGCCATTACGTTCTCCAGGCCCTACAGATTAGATTGTAGTTCTGATTGTCCCACTCAAACTTATTGAACTGAAGTTCTTCAAGATACACTTGAAGGATATCTTTTGTAAATCCAGTCTTATGAAAGTCATACGGATTTGATTGTGCACCATACAAAACATTCAGAGAATCTACACGAGCAACATCAAAGTTCTCAAATGCCCACTTAATGTTTGGAACTACAATCCGCATTTCTCCATCATCATTTAGAATGCGTGTCCACTCTGCCAGGACACTACGGGTTTCTTTCCGTCCGAAATGTTCCAGAACATGCGAGCTATATACAACATCAAATTGCTTGCCAAACGGCAGTTTCCTGAGATCAGCACGGAAATCCGGCTCACATTCATCACGTATATCAACACGTGTAACATGATAATCTGTACCAAAGTCCTCATCGCGACGTTCTCCACAGCCAAGATTTACAAGACGTTTCTGTTCTTTCTCAACTTTTTCTGCCTGTCTCGGCTTTGATCCCATTGGAAGATTATAGCTACGTTTACCATATACATCCCAATGCGGACATAACATGCTACCATCAGCCCAAATCTCCCACTCTGTTTTATCTTCGAGAATCTTACAAAAGAAAAGATCCTCGGTCCATTGAACGGCAGCATCGACATTATCGACAAAACTGTCCTTGTCAATAGTAATGTCCTGTCTCAGGATCTTTTTTAACTAACTCTTGTTCAATTAAATCTTCGAATACATCCACTCGAATCAAAGTAGCATCCATTCCAATACCAGTGATTTTGAAAAGCTCTCCAATCTTCCAGTCCCAGTAAGAGCTAGTCCCATTGCCACGGAAAACAAGAGGATAGGCAGGATCACTTTTCGCGCAATAGATGCCTCCAACTACACCCATTTTATCATTGTGTTCCATCCAGAAGATAAGTTGTTTCAAAATATCTGGCGGAACCTGAACATCATCTCCTAGAAAGAAGAGATATTTATGATCGCTCTCTAATGCACAGTGAGCAATTTCATTTCTCGCAGCTGCTACAGGCTTACCATATACGATAGCTGTAAGAGCGTTATAATTGATTGGAGGGCTCAAACTCTTATAAGCTTGTGCCCATTCCAAACTAACAGGACGACCCAAAGTTGGGAGTCCAATCGTAACACCGGCTTGGGGATTCATCGGGATTTTATCCTCTAATTAGAAACAGTGTAAGAAATTGACAACGTATTGCTCGTTGTTTTATCAATCGTTGAGAAAGTGGCGCGACCTAGCATAGTTCCACCTGAAGAACTATTCAAAAGAGCAGCTTCACCAAGCGTTGTATTCGCTTGATTCGTTGCAAAAGAACCTTCCGCACGCCATGAAGGCGCTACCGAAGTTACATTAGTAGTCGTCCAAGTTCCCACAGCAATGCGGACAGCTTCAGACCCTAATGCAGTATCTCCCGTAGCTGGTGCAGTTGTTGAAGTCCCAACCGCTAAATGAGTAATACTTTGAGCTGTAGCAGGACCACCTGAATAAATGGCCTCCATAACCCAACGTCTACCCGATGTAACAATCGTATTATCATGTACGATCTTTTTGACTACTGCGCCTGTTTCAGCGTTACAGAGTAGAATCTCCAAACGCCCACGCATGAGAATATGGTCTGCAATCTCAACGCCCATAGAAAGAACCTCCACTGAACTGTTCACGTAAGATATTGATTCTATCAGGAAATGTCCTAGAATTAACGTATCTCTCTAAAACACTTAAGGCATCCTGATATTTCGCTGCATAGATACTAGCTTTGGATATCTCCTCAGCTTGCTCTAAAAGATCCTTCATACAGTAATACTGCAATACTATTTGATACTGCTCAGGAAATCCAGGAGACTCCTGATTAGTTAATGGCATTGCATTCGCCTTATAGAAAATCTCCATCTGATCAGTAGAAGTAGGCGTTGCTGGGTGAGGGAAAAGACCAATATACTGAAAATTGATAACTGCAAAACCATCAGGGTTTCCCGTTGCAAGTTCCCAATCCCAGCGAATTTCTTTGAAGTAGCTTACATCTTTATTTAACAACCATGATTTGCTGGATGTACTCCAAATTGCAAATACATGAAAGAAATCATAGGTCTCTTCATAAAGATTATAATAAACGGTATCATCAGCTAAATCAACCGTCATCATCTTCTCAAGAGGACGCGAAAAAAGAACTACTTCGTTGTATCCATCATCAAAACTATCATTAAGGTCAGCTGTACTATAGTAAGAGATACCATTATCGTCCAACTCGTCTCTAACCCTATTGATAATTTCTTCTTTAGTCATCGTAACATTTGTTTGATTTCGTTAATGTCTCGTTGGATACGATCATTTCTTTCTTTGTTTATAAAATTATCCTTAGATTGCTCAGAACGTATAACACTGATTTGTCCCTTTATCTCAGAAAGTGTAATATTAACCTCAGTAGAAATTGTTTCATGCTCTACAATTTTACTGTGAAAGACATTACCATACCATGCGGCTGTTGCAGTAAGCACTGTCAAAAGACCTAACGCAATGTCACGCCATATATTGTTTACCAAAGATTTCGTCATTGATGATATCTTCCCTAGTACGTATGACATCGTCTTTCACCATTTCCAGTACAGTGTTATGGCCTTCGCCGTCATTAGTATGATGTTCAACATGAAAACCTCTTTCTTCAAGATAGATATACAAATCAGGAGTATGACAAATAGCTACATGATAGTCATCCGTTGTATTCTGTCTCCCAAAGATCGTTGCTTCCCAAAACTCCTTTCTTCCTTGATAATTACTACTCCAATGCATGTAACATGTAGTAAACTCAGGATATGAAAGATAAAATTTTCCATCAACCTTTAGTACTCTATTTATCTCACCAAAAAGATGATCCCAGTATCGTTTTGAAATATGTTCAATGGTGTGACAAAGCCAAATCTCTTCAATAGTTCCATCTGCCCAAGGGTATTTCGCACGTGCAATATCCATAACCAAGTCTGGTTTCATTGACTCGTCTTTGTCCACATTAAGAAAATCATCCCATTTTTGATCTCCGCAACCAAGATTTATTTTTATTGGCTCGCATTCATTCTTCTCAGTTGTTCTAGACATTGTGTTCTATACTCCATTCCTCTATCATGTTGAGAATCTGATGTCATGTCAAAAAGAGATTTTTCAAGCATGCAAAACTCTTCAACATTCTCCGGACTAATTGCATATTGATCCAAAAGATGCATAGTTGGTACTTTCGTATCCATTATGATCTTTACAGTCGGCTTGTGTTCTTTTGCGCGCACACAGAAATAAACGTCTTCTGTATTGCGCGAACCCGTAACAAAATAAGGTTTTGGAATTTCTTTAAGTAAGGCTACTTTAATTAAAACACAAGAAAATCCAATAGCCCCGCATTCCACGATGCCATTATCGTCCACATGATCAGCATAATCAAGATAATCAACAAGCTGTTTTCCACCATCTTTCGTATCTTCATACTTAAATGCCATCGGCTTGAATGGATAGGACCGAATCATTGTAACGCCAGCTGCAATATCCGCGCCCGTTTCTAGCAAACTTTCGAGCACTCCATATGGAAGAATGACATCATCATCATAAAAGAAAAGATAGTCACATTCCTGTTCTAGTGCAAACTGTGCCGCAGTATTACGCATTCCATCAATGCTTGCACGCCTTGGTGTATATGCAACAATATCCCAATCTGGGTGATTTTTACCCAAACGATACCAGAAGCTCATATGGGGAATATACGCCATAGATTGAACACTGGTCAACAAGTTACATCCTACTAAAATCTTCATATCATTACTCCATCCAAATTCTAGGGAGAGTGATTAAGCGGTCACAAAACCACTCTCCCATTTATATAGCAAGGAGGCACAACCCTCTAGGTATACCGCACCCGTTTATGAGAGTCACCCACTATATAAGACTACATCAACCGCAAAAACGCCTTAACATAGGCCGTCTTAGAAGTTGAACTATCACTAGTCGTTGTAGCCGCAGATGCTACAGACGCCAAAGTTTCCATTGCAACCATATCATACAGCGCACCCGTAGAAGCAACTGCCCCAGGAGAAACACCATTAGCTACAGTTTCAACAAGCAACTGACCACCAATACCAAGGGCAGCCTGTGTCGCATAAGTTACAGTAGAAGCCGCACGAGTTACGCGAACCAATTTGATTTGACTCAAATAACCACTAACAGCAAACTCACCAGCTTCACCAGCTAAAACATCTTTCAATGCAATTCCAGCAACAAGTTGATTTGCAATCACACCAGAAGCAGCGCTACCGGGAAGTTCAACTTCACCACCATCACGCGTACCACTCATTGTAAATGCAACAGGAACTCCAGATGGAATTGTGGATGTTGCTTCCGAAGAAACATAATGAACTGTCTGTCTACGTGGTCGATCTTTTCCGAGTCCATAACCAGGCATATATATTTCCTCCTTTACGAAGCGATGGAAGTGTCAATGTTATAAAACACACCGTGCTTACGGCGATTATTAACACAAACATTTCCCATCCAAAGAATGTGCGCTACCCGCGCATTGGGCTGATTAGGTGGGCTCCTAAATTCAGTGTTAGTGAAGTTAGACTGTGAGTCATATTTGATCCTAAAGAACTTCGTATTAATGAAATACATCGTTCCCTTAGTGATCGTAGTAGTATCATTCTGTACATCAGGAACAAACTCGTCCCAAGTAACGATAGCATTACGATACTTGATATGCTCAAATGGGAAAGCAAGAGTGGTATCATTAGGAAGACGCCCACCACCACGATTCCAAAGAGCAAACGTAAAGAGTTCATAAGTCGCCTGATCACAAAGAATGATATTAGGCGGCCCACCCGGACCCTTTCCGCAACTGTTATAAATGTTCTCAACTTCTTTCAAGAACGTATCATAAGTTGTTGCAGAAGAACTCTTGGTCTGATTACGCCAGAAGGAATGTGTATTCTGATTGATATTACCAACCGTTTCACTGGAGGTAGGATCTTTCTGAATAAGCTGTCCGAGCGGATGCACACCAGAAGCTCCTGTAACTGTAGAAGTTTGCGGAGTTTCAAGAGATGCGCCACCAGAAGCCAAAGAACCTTGAAGAATCGCTTTAGCCAATCCTTCTTGGAATCCCATTTCTGCTTGTTGAATTTTATTTTCAACAAGTGGCATAAGATTCTGCGCGTGCTGACGTTCTTCACGACGCGAAACAGAAATAGGAATAGACGCTTCACGCCACTCCCAAATTGTTTGAGTATGTCCGTCCATTGGAGAAGTATCAAGAGTATCATACCCTTCATACCAATCCATTTGCCCCAATGTATGAAGCAAAGGTAGCTTGATATCAGTTCCGCCATCCACACTCTGATAACCTTCAGTGCTAGTAATCATTGCGAAAAACGCATTACTAGTAGAAATGTTATCAGCCAGAGTCCTTTGATAATTTGACAACGAAGTCGTGAACAAAGTATCAAAATTTCTGGTTTCTTGGGATGGGGCGCCGCCGCTACCAAATGTAATAGCCATTTTGCAGTGTCCTCATCTTAGAGTTTTACTCCCTTTGCCGCAGCATCGAGAGCTTGTTGTAGTGTAGGACGGGCAGATCCAGATTTACCTTTTCTACCGTCAGAGGGGCGCAAGCCCGATTTCTTAGAATTCTTAACGATCTTTTCCATTGCTTTACCAACGCGACCATTAACATTCGAAGATTCTTTTCCTGAAACCTGAGTATAGAGCATTGCAAAATACTCCTCATAATCAGATTCCGACTCAAAAGCATTTTCAGCCGGGGGAAACTTTTTGGCAAGTTCAGTCATTTCTTCCTGGTACTTACCGAACTCTTTATTAGCCGCAGCCAACTTATCATACGCGGTATTAGCCATCGCGGTATGCCTGTCTGCTGACTGACTTTCAAATCTTGTATCGACGAAAGAACTCTTAAAGTCTTCCATCAAATTCTTGAACATGGGGCGGAGAGAAGCATATTGTGCTGGGATATGTTTTTCAACCAGTTTATCAATATTTACTTCATCAACATCACCACCTTCTTTCTTGGTTTCTTTCTCCAAACCCATACCAAGATTATTGGCAAGATTCTGTACAACACGACGTGATTGATCTGAATCGCTATTTAATGTGTTGTATAAATTCGCTGCAATCTGTAACTCAGCCGCACTAAGCCCAAATTGCTTTCCATCTTCATCATCACTGGTTTCTTCTTCGGAAGATTCCTCTTCAGACGTTTCTTCTTGAGCTTCTTCTTGGGATTCTTCCTGAGAAGACTCTTCAGACGTTTCTACTGTTTCTTCAACTTCCATCTTAGTAACTCCTTTTCTTCTTCTTTTTCTTCTTTTTAGTAACCGCTTTCACAGTTGAACTCACAAGACTATTTGCCATTTCAACCTCAATTGGTGGGGAGATAGAACCACTCCCCACCAAAAAGACCTAAATCTCTCTCCTAATCTTGATTACTTTCTGTTTATCAAGCTCTTTTAGTGGATCAAGTTTCAACTTCTTCACAAGACGTGAATTCTTTTTTCTCAAAGAAGCTGGAATCTTATCAGGCAAAAGAAAAAGAAGAGCAGAACCATGATTGATGATTTCACCAAGTTCACGATAAACAGTCTCATCTATTCCATCTGGCATCTTTAGCATTTGATCAAGTGGAAACCAGACAGGTCGAAGCTCACGATATCCATCTCCCTGCCAATTACCCCCAACAACTTGTAATTCATGGGCAACAAGCCAATACTTGGAAGTACGATAGTTCTTTGTCTTTACGATTGACAGAGAATCGGTACCAAGAATCTGACGAATAGTTCTGAATACCGAATTAACTACAGGATTTTCAACCTCCCAGTAATCAATAATTCCCTCCGTCTTACTAACCCACTCTTTGAAACGCTGAAGAATCGCCCTCCGTTTAATCGTAGTCAGATCATTATAATCTGTCGATTTAATTTCGGGTCCAAAAATGCTTTCAAACTCCATATCTTATACTCCTGGTTGTCCTGCTACTTGGTTTTGAATCTGATTCGTTATTTGTTCCTGGTTTGGAGGAGTTAATTGAGCCACGCGCCCCTGTGCAATCTGATTGCCTTCAGAACCCCCAGCCCCTCTGAAAAATTGCTCCAAACCAACTTCATCAGGCGACTGCCCTGTTTGTTGCATAATCTGCAAGAGTACAGCTGTTTGTTGTAACTGACTCATTCTTGCTAGTTCTGCAATCGCTTTCTCATTTCGATATCCAACACGTTGCGCCGTCTCATAGACAAGAGCAGGTGAAAGAGCGATTTGAGGAAAATTTGTAATGATAGAAAGAAATTCGATAAACTTAGTTTTTTCTTCTTCCTGTTCAACAGGAGAAAGCGTAGATACCTCAATAGATACTTCAAAATCATCATCACCAAATTCGTCAGATGTGATAAGCTTAAAAGTATCTTCAGTAACTTTCGCTTCAGAAAATAGATCCGGAACATCTTGGGTCAATTTAATCCAGAATGGAAGGGCTAAACTATCCTTCGCCTGCTGGATAATCTCTTTTCCTAAACCAACAAGAAATTCCGCAACAATTTCCTTATCCCTAGATTCCCGGATAACACTCCGTCTTTCTACAATTCCAGCTTGTGTAGCTGTGGTTCGATCTGAAACACCGCGTGCTTCAGCGCTCGTTCCAGAAATGACATTAAAGTCATCCTTACTAATAGATAGAGCCTGATCGTGTTGCACACCAAGATTTGGATTACTCAGTGGTACTACTGCATTTCCAAGATTAGGATTTTTGGCAGCAGCAAATGTTCCATCACCACCATTGATAAGTTTATCTAATTCATCAGCCTCAAATGAATCAGGATCGTAAATAAACTTTCTTACAAACCTGCGTCGATGAATACGACCTGATTCTCTAGTTTCATTGATTTCCGCTTGAGATGAAACCCAATTGAATACAGGAGGAAGAGGATAAAACCCTTCAAGACGATCACGATACTTTAATGCAAAAATACCTGAACGCTCAAATTCATCCTCAAAGATTAGACTCCCAACCCCATAATCAAAAATACGAAAACGCTTCGCACGTAGATCCCATATTTTCCAAATAGGAACAACATCTGTAGTATTGTCAAGATCACGCTTTTCTTGCGTAGTCATATGCGCTTTAATATTATAGGTACCATGATCCTGTGAACGGTCACCAATATTTTCAATCGCATCAATACGATACTTATTATTTCTACGCGCGGCTACCATCAAATCTTCGCGAGATTGAAAATCAAGATACCCATACCATGAACATCTATCTAACATTTGGTGATCCGTACCACCAACACGAAAGAACTTTGCCGGAATCCTTCTAAAGTAAAGTTGTTCATTATCTGGCATTTCATCTGGTTGAACAACAACTTTTCCATCTTTATCTTGTAAAGGGGAGAGATCAGACTTTAAGAATGGTTTTTGCGCATCAGGATTAGTAATCCAATCAGCAGAATAACCAACCTCACCAATCCCAAAACGGAACCATGCATCCAGAATGATTAGTTCTAGCTCTTTAGCAAATCCTTTGATACCACCCTGAGTAAAGAAATTAAGCGCATCCTCCATCAAGCGCGCCCGTTGTCCCGCCCCATTTACATCAAAGTCCCATTTAGCCGGACGCGGTTTAATAGTAAATTGTGGGCGCGAAAACAAAAGAGTAGGTGATTTTACATCAATAGAACTAAAAATCATATTCAAAACATAGGGCATATATTTTGAATCGTCTGTTCTATTATCATCCTCTTCCCACTGAAAACCATAATATGCAGCTTCAAGATCATCCACCCGGAAACGACTTGCCCAGCGATCGTAATATTGATTCGCCACATCAATCCGAGATTTCCAAACTTGGACTAAATCGGTATCTTTTGTTGTAGTCTTTTTAGCCATTATACCCTATGTCCAAAACTGTGTGGTTGAATCCCAGCCATATTCCGGAACTTTCTTTGCTGTTTCATAGCACGTTGGCGCGCATCATTGAAAGTAGTTCCTTCAACAACAAACTTATGTACACCTGTTTTCTTTGTCACGATACAAACATTCCCATATTTAAGGGCATCATACGCATGATCCACAACTTTATCGTCTCTATCATCTCCAAAAACATCATCTCCATCGAGAGAATAAAGCTTTTTATACTTTTGTGACTCTGTCTCTAAAACACACTTATTACAGCCAGAAGGATATTCTTGCGTCTTCATAATAAAGTACAAACGCGGCGCATTAGTTTTCCCTGTAACAGGATGCGTGATCTTTTCTTGGAGCATCAAAGATTCACGCAAACGTGACCTAGTAAGAATCTCATTATTATCTGCAGGATACCAATGAATCGGAGGTGCTGGAAGATATTCTGCACTACTCCACTCTTCTGCTACACTTGAAATCCCACCTTTCTTCTGTTGTGTCTTAGAAAAGATAGCTGGATCAGCAAAATTCTGAGAGATTTGTTCCACATCCATCTGCATAAATGCAATGTTTTCTCTGTGTTGACTAACGGAATGTCCTGCCTTATAGTATTCTCTATAGACAAACATCCACTTCTTCCACACACAAATCCACAAACAAACGGTAGGTGCAGCATCCCCGTGATCCATTGCACGATAAAGTGTTCCTTCACGCATAATAGTATCAAGAAATGTCTGTGGAACATTATATAATTTTGACTCAGCTGGGATCTCAAAAATTGATCCCCCAGAACTTCCCCATTCCCCCATTACAAAGCGCTTAACAAACGCTTTACCCCTCGCCTCCATAACATCCAGCGTCTCTTGTGAAAGCGCAGGATTCTCATAAGAGGAAGCTTGAACCATACTATGCGTATCAGACCATGTATACTTAGTTACTTTTCCTGTTGTGCGGTTTGTACGATAACGAATCTCATTATGTTCAGCACTATCTGGATGAAAGCGCCTATAAATCCAATGCGCTTTAACGTCTGGATTGCATAAAACCATCCCATATGAAGGCGGTTTAGGTCTTCCAGTCGCCCTATTCTTTGGAAAGCGCTCTGGATCAAGATGGTCCGGAATTTCTGACATATCCCAACGATCTAATCTGGAATCAAGGTGAAGATAGATATTTTCATCTACTTCCTCGCCTTGATCAATTAGATATGAGTTAATTTCAAGTCCGCGCACAACATTTTCGTCATAATCGTCCAAATGCATCCAAAATACTTCAGATCCATTGATTAAACGCAAATAATTAAGAGAATCAGTCCTTTTCCCACCTTTATCGTCCGCATACATCTCTGGCTGACAAATTTTGAAGAAAGTCGCCATAGTTGTGCGCTTCAAATCAGCTGCCGTAGCTCTAAGAATTGCCATTCTATACTTAGGGAAGGTAGATAACAGTAAAATTGACTTTTGACAGCCAACATAGGTTTTACCATTACCATACCCCCCCGAAAAGCATTGATTACGTTTTGTATCATAGAAAAATTCCGACTGCGGAGACCTCCCCGTAGCCGGATCTACCATAAATTTGTAATCAATGTCAGGCAAGAATTATTTGTGTCCTTATTTTTTGAACTTTAACCCAAGGTGCAAGTTCAGACAACAGCAAATCCCCATCTTCTAATCCAACAACAATATGTACAGCTTCATTCCAACGCACAAGATTTCCTATCTGTACTTCCTTTCCTGTTAGATCAATCACCTTTGCATCTACAACAAAATCTCCCGGTTTAATCCCAACAATATCTTCCCCTTGATACATACCAGGACGAGGCAAAAAGTGAACATCCTCTTTTTGTGCCCATCCCTTGATTTGATGGATCGTGCTCAAAGGATAGAAACCTCGATCCATGAGAAACTGAACTACAAACTGTGCGTACTTGACAGAATGATTTCCATCTGAATCCGGCGCAAACCCTCCATACACTCCTTCTTTCCCACCAAAGAATTCTTGTAGTGATAACTCCCTCTCTACAATGTTTTTCTCTACCTGTCTGTGAAGAGCATCAAATCCTGCTTGACGATCCTCAAAGATATCAAATCCTCCATCATCTTTTTCATTAGAGGAATCCCATCCTCTCAGATTTCCAGGATTGTTATTTCTTTTGGCTTTAGAAGGATGTCCATCTGCATTCTTAATGTAAAATCCCTCAAAATGAGCAATCGCTTCTGCAATAAGAAGGATGATTTTATTCTGACTTGGTACTGGCATCAGAAACCTCCTCGGTAAGTTTGGGCTTAGTAATGTCTGTGAGGAAAGGCTTAATATGAATAAACCTAAAACGCATCCTTTCACACCACGCCATAGCCGCAACCTGAGCTTCTTTGAAAGATTTCCCTTCAAAGAAAATCTCCGTCGGTGCTCCTGCATTTGTTTTGTGCCTTAGTTTATAAATCGTCATTATCCATCAGCCTCCGTCTCATCTTTAGGCGCGCGCAAAGTTAACGCTAAGTATGCAAGAAGCGCGCCTACGATTGTATTAATCAGCTCTTTTATATCAGGTGAAACTGAAATTGCAACATCTGCAACTTCTCCACCCGAGCCAGAACCAATAATACCACCCCCGATAACTACACTTGCGATTTTAGCAATTCGTTTCCAAGGCATTTAGTTCTCCTCTAGTTCTTGATCTTGCTCTTCCTTATCTATCATCGAAGTTAGCACCGCACCGGATTGTTTTTCCTTTTCCTCTATACGGTAAAGAAGTTCTTTTGCAGCATCTTTACCCCATGCCTTAAAATTCTCTTTCAATTCAACAGATAAATCTAACCGCGACTCAATTTCATCTACCAAACATTTAATGGCATATACAGATCCTGGTGGTAGAAAAGTAGAATCCTCATCTTGTTGAAGAGCATTAACTGGAGTAAGAACAACACCTTCTATCTTTGTGAGAAACTTATCACTGACTAAACTTGTTTTGATTGCAAGAGCATGATTCATAAAAACTCCATCTAACCGCGTACTGGGCACAACACAGAATCCACACTTACAATTCCTTGCCCTTCGGAACCGTGGATCACAATATTAATTTGATTGTTTGTTTGGTCTGGTTTATCCTCCATATACCCATGTAGTTTCAAAACGGTATCTACACAACTCTTTTTAACTCCATCGTTCTCAGAGAAACGCATTAACTCGCCAAGCGTGCTGACCGCGTCTTCTGGGGTCAATCCGGCAGTATTTAAGATTCCGCTAATATCATTCTTCTCTTCTTTTGTAGGTTCAGTAAATCCTACTTCTGCGAGAAGGGTATCAGCGCGACTCGAAAGTGCCTTTTCAGTCTGTGGAATCAGAGCCACTTTTTATCTCCTTTCTTCTCCATCTCTTTTTCTTTATTCATTAAAATCTGATATAAGACATCAAGGTGATTTTGAGCAGGAATAATAACATGCAAAGGAGAAGGTAATATTCCACCACCTTTTGCACATTCTTCATAAGTCTTTTCCATTTCAGCCAACTTCTTTTTGTCCATCTCTTTTATGCTCCGCTATCTTTTTATGAATTGGAGAGTTTGCCACGCGCGCAACACCTAACTCATAATCGTGGCGCTCGTTGTATTCCATCTTTACCTCTGCTGCTTTAGGCACAACGATAGTATTAAAAGGATTCATTGAATTAAGAAAATTTACCCCTTCATCTAAATCCACAAGATGTTTCTGCCCAACCAATTTATCGTTCATAAAAGACTCCAAAAGAATAGTGGCTGGGACTGTGCCAAAAGTATATCTTTACCGTCTGAATTCATACGCGGATGGAGTTTACGCAAACAGAATCATTCGATAAAGCCAACCCACCCCTACCTTCACTTTTAGGCACAATCCCAAGCCGTGTTTAGTATAGCATACAAGGAAAGGTTCTTGCAAGTACGCGCGCCTTGTAAGTCGCTGATAGCAAAGGGCTTAAAAAATATTTGCTAACTCGGTATAAACGGCTAGGAGACGCGGATTCTTCATGCCAAATCTATTAAGATTTAGGAATCAATATAATAGTAAATGCGCCAACAGTAGGCGAGTTGTTTTGTGAAGCGATTCCACGTAACTTAACATCGGCCTTTTCTGGGATACGAATAGGTAAGAATGGAAGCGTAGGTGGAGAAACAGAACCCGCGCCCGCCACACTTTGGTGCATAAGATGGAATACTTCCCCTTGCTCCTTATCATATAACTGACAGTCAACCGCACCCGTTCCGCCACGAAGTAGCGCACAACTATAACTCATGAGCAAGCCGGTATAATTTCTCGGAATGGTATAAATCGCCATCTGAGATTGATTCCACTCTCCAGCAAGAATAAAGCAACTGACATTACTATT